TTTCAAAATCTTTTCAATAAATTGTGATTGTCTATTTTCCATAATTCAAAAACTCCATTTTATAGTATTTATATAATTTCGTTATTTTTTGTTGAAACTTCCGAAACCCAAGGAGCATCTTTAACAGCCTCTTCATTAAGCATAGCATCTTTTGTTCCAAAGAATAAATTATCACTAAAGTTGCCATATCCTTTTAGATTTTCGTGTTCCAAAATAAAGGTTCCACCAAAAACACCACTTTTTGTAACATTACCTTTTTTATCCACCTCGCCAGGGGTGATTACATAGTTAGGGTCATAGTAAATTTGGTAAATTCTATCTCCACTAACATCAGGATTTATTTCGCCATTGAGTATATCACCGGAATTTGCCGTTACCTGCCAGTACTGTAGTGCAGGACCAGTCTTTGCCAATGGGTTTGTGGTATAGTCATACCAACTTACTGGGGCAGTGCTGCTCAGTGGCGTCAATCTCTGGTTTAATGTAGTCCATAATGGTTTTTCACCAGTTTTATCTTCATTTCGGATAGTTTTTGTTAATAAAAGTTTACTTCCCGCAGGATAGTTGGTAATATCGGGCAATTCGTTATATTCGTATTCGTAGAACCAACCAGTTGTAGAAGAAATTGGGGCTGGTTGTTCTTCAAAAGGTTTCAATGCGGAAACACGACCTATCTTTGTTCCAAATTCATAACTCAAATCGTGGCGAGAAACGAAACTACCGTCATAATTCCCCTTCATTTTTTCGTTCCAATAATTCTTATCGCCATTTACACCAAGGACAGTAATGATTTCGTCAATGATAGAACTATCTTGAATAGGTTTATATAACCAAGCTTCTACTGTAAATGTAAATGATACTGTAATTTCTCTTTTATCTTCTTCGCCAAAATCCTGGGACATTTCTATATTAGAACTATCCATTTTCATTTTTATGGAACGGCGTTTATTGATAAACCAAAATTCTTTTAAATCAAAATATGCTTCAGGTGCGAAACGAACTAAAATTTGTTCCAAAATCTGGTTAGCATCAGATATATGTTCAGTTTTGGCTTCCATAGTAATTGTTATGTTATATGGAACTGGGTGAACATCTGCCCAGAATTTATTTGCCATTATATAATCTACACCATTTACTTCAAAGTATTTGTTGTAGAAACCTCTAGATTCACCAGCACCAGAGTATCTATCCGAAGCAAACGCAATACTATCTATACGATAGGTCATATTAGGAAGTTGTATATAATACTTCTTTCCTGATTCTTTTTCAACTCTAAAATCGTGGGATTTCATTCTAGGTCCATATTTCAATGGAACCTGAATTTTTTTAATTGGTTCTCCCTTTTCATCATATCGTATAACGAACACATTATTGAAATAATTACCGAAACCAATAATCACTGAACGGATTGTATCAGCAAAGAAATAGTTTGCTGGATAACCACCATTAGGTGCATTGTCAACCCAGCCCTTCTTGTACTGGTGGGTTGATGGGTCATAAACAGGGTCACTTTTTTTTGCTGATGTATTTTGTGTCCAATTACTCATACTATATTTATAGATATAGTTCGTTATTCATCTTTAGCCATTTATAAACTAATTCAAATGATTTTTGTGGCTGTTCTTGTTTTGAACAAATTATATTATGAGTATTTTTTATATCATCTGCATCAAATATATAACTGCCACCACCAAAATGTACTATATAATCTTCTAATTTAATTTGTTTGTAAGGTATTTTTTTATCAATTAAATCTGCAGTAAATGCTGCTCCAGTATCATACAAAGTAATATCATCACTTGTTATACCAAGCATTCTATTTTCATCAAAATAATTTAATTCCAATTTTTCAAGATTGAAATATAAAAGATATGGAGCTAATCTATGTTTCTTTGCTTCATTTTCCCCGACACAAACATAATTTCTATCAATTATATTAAATGGATTTTGTTTAAAAAGAACATCAGAATCAGCTAAAATCAAATCTTTAACACCTTCTTGTTTAAAATATTTTAAACAAAAATCTATTGTTTTACAATGAATAATACTTGCAAAACGATTTAATAATTCTTCACCAACATCTACAATCCATCTTCTAGGAATAGCATCGGTATAACATCTTGTATTGTCTAAAAATAAGATATTATTAAATCCATAGTTAAAATAAATATCTTCATTAAATTTAGCTGAATAAGAATTATCAAATATACAAAGTGTAAAATCATCTTGATTTACATTTTTATAAAGACTTCTAATCATTGGATGAAGAAAAATGTCGCTGTCGCAATTAACAACAAGCAACATTTTTTCTTTCATTTTAAAATCGTCTGTATGTCTTATACAATTAGGATGAATTTCTATTTTTGATTCCTTTTGTAAAAAACTGTCAAATGATTTTATGTTTAATTCATTCATACCTTTAACTTTCTATCTCTAAAGTATGGTTTTAGATTATCCAATTCACGAATAACTACATTTTCAATATGGGCAATATCATTTTCCAAATTCTTAATGTGTGTAGTGAAATCGGTAATATCTTTCTTGATTTTATCCTGGTCAGTCTTTTGCAAACTAATAACCTTTTGGTCGCAAATGTATTTTGCAGCATCAGTTGCATAAGATTTTCCCTTCAAACCAGGCATATTATCAGCGATATATTTGACTGGGTCTTTTTCTTCCAATCCCTTAACTACAACCTTAAGATTTTGTGATGCAAGAAGTCTCCAATTCATTTTTTGTTTCTTGTCCTCGTAGATATTCTTTTCTACTTCGCACATTTTGGTTTCAACTTCTTTTCTCCAGTCAATCCATTTATTCATTAGTTCAATCATATTAGGAATTAGAACCTTTGTATCTACATCCTTTGCAACATCTTTGGACTTTGTTCTCTCAATCGCATAATAACGATATGATTCACTCTTGATTAAATGTTTATGAATTTTACTTTCAAAATCTGCTTCGCTTTTGAGCATTACTTCCAACTTACACGCTTCGGATTTAGTTGAAGAATCGTTTACATACAAAACAGTTCCATCGTCAATCATACTAATCATTTTGTTAATGAAAGTATTTGGCGAGAAACCAGGACAATATCCAGTAATTGTCAATAGAACATTCTTTTTATCTCTAACGAGTGTGTAATCACATTCGTATTTGATAGAGCCTTCACCTGTTGCATACAAATGCTCAATTTCTTCTGGTGTAGAAAGAATTTTGCCACCATACTTATAATCAGGACCTTTCAAATATTTCATTATGTCCTTAATTTTAGTTTGTTTGCCTTTCTTAACTACAACCTTCATTGCTTCTACAACTTCTTTCAAATTGTGAGCAGGTATATTACAATTCAAACCAACGGCAATACCAGAACATTCGTTAATAAAGAAATTTGGCAAGCGTGTAGTCAATACAATTGGTTCTTTAAATTCGCCTGTATAGTTTGGAATGTAATCAGCTACATCCATACATTCAAGCATTTTCATACCGATTTGAGAAATTTTTGCTTCGGTATATCTATCAGCAGCAGGTCCATCTGTCAATGAACCCCAGTTACCTTGTCCGGTGAATAATAGGATATTCGCTCGTAGCCATTGTAACCAATGAACCATAAGCAGAACCGTGTGGGTGATACTTACCCATACAATCACCAGTAATTCTTGCTGACTTAACAGTCTTATTATCCCAAGTTGCTTTCAATTCTTTTGCAGTCCACATTAATCTTCTTTGTGCTGGTTTCAAACCATCACGATAGTCAGCCAATGCTCTATCTTCCAAAACATCCAAACCATAAACTTCCATATTCTTATGGAGCATCTGATCTGTACCTAAGGTTTTTCCATCAGTTTCATTTTCAAAAAAATTGTCTATATTGCTTTGTTTTTTCATATTATCTCGCTTATATACATTTGTTTGGAATGTATTTATATTTCAAAAATCTTTACTCAACTTTTTCTCTTTATTAGCTAGTTCTTCTTTCTTGTGTAACAGAATTGCTTTATCTATAATTGTCTTCTGCATATCAAACCAAGCTGTATAATTTTTTATCCCGGAAAAAACCATCACAATTATTTTTGTTTATAAAATCCCAATGGTTCATTTGAAGTAAAACTTTC